AGTGGTGCGGCAGTAGATGCAGACGAGAGCGGGCATGGTGGCCTCCGCTCTCCTCATCGGACGCGCGCGCCTCGGGCTTTAGTCAGAAGTGACTATATTCAGAAGGGAATATCGTCTGCGTCGTCCTGGGCGCTTCCGCCGCCCCCGGAGTACCCGCCACCTCCGCCGCCCGAGTAGCCTCCGCCGGACGCGCCGCGGTCGCGCTGCCCTCCGCCGCCACCCTCCCCGCCGCCGAGGAAGCGCAGGTCATCGGCGACCACCTCGGTCGTGTACCGGTCGTGCCCCTCCTTGTCCTGCCACTTGCGGGTCTGGAGGCGCCCCTCGACGTACACCTGCCGCCCCTTCTTGAGGAACTTCGCGGCGTTGTCGGCGGTGCGCCCGAACAGCGACACCTTGTGCCACTCGGTATGCTCACCCCAGTTGCCCTCCTTGTCCTTGCGGCGCTCGGTGGTGGCGATGTTGAGCGAGGCGATGGTCATGCCGCCCTGAGAGGTGCGCACCTCCGGGTCGCGCCCGAGGTTGCCGACGAGGATCACTTTGTTCACGGTCATGGGTCACCCGGGTCAATGATGCGGACGAATGCGGCAAAGGCGCACGTTGCGAGGATGAGGGTCACGAGCAGGTCAACGGCGTGACCGCGCGCCCCGTCGAGGAGCCAGCCGAGGAGAGTCACGAGCACCACCCGACCGCCCACCGGCGGACCTCGCGAGCCTTGCGGCAAAGCTTGCGGGCGACGTACCCCGGCAGGTACAGGGCGAGCGAGACGGCGTCAGCCATGGGGCACCTCCGCCCGCTCGACGCGTTGGCATTCGGCCCAAGCCTCGTTGTAGCGGTCGCGCCATTTTCCGCGGTCCCACTCGCCGATGCAGTGGGCCATCATCAGTTGCGCGATGGTCACCCGGGAGCGGGCTACCTCCAGCTCCAGCGCGCGGCGCGGCATGTCCTCGGGGCGCGGGATGTCGCTCATTCGCCCACCTCGCGCCCGTTGTCGTCGACAGGGACGCCGTCGCCACCGACGCGACGCAGGCGGGGCGTGCCCACCTTCTCGCCGGTCCGCTCATCGAAGCACGCCGCCTCAATGGAGCCGTCCGCCTTGCGCCGCCACAGGGCGTTCTGGCCCTCGGGGCAGCGGCCACAGCCGGAGGGGCGAGCGCCGACGCAGGGCGACCAGCCGGCATCGTCGCGCCGACGGTAGGCGTCGCCCGTGTCCGCCGGGGGAGCCCCCGAGGCCGGAACCTCGGGAGCACAAGCGGGGAGGGACACGAGGAGCACGAGGAGGGGGAGCAGGCGGGTCATGGGGTCACCGGGTCGATGTAGCCGACGAGCGCGAGGGCTCCGGCTGGGGTTTGGGCGTAGCGTTCGGGGCCTTTGCGGGTGTGCGCGCACCACGAGCGGCGGACGTGGTCCCAGAGACAGACGATGTCCTTGCAGCGCCAGACGTCCTCGCGCATGCTGGCGACGAACTGCGGGCGGGCGGCGAACCACACGCGCCCGGCCTGAAGCGAGTCGAGAGAGGCGGTCATGCCGGCCCCCAAGCGCCATCGCGGTACAGAACAGCGCCGTGCTGCTCGGCGACACACAGAGCGCGGAGGGCTCCGGGCGCAGACAGCCCGAGGAACGCGGCTACCTCCTCGGTGCCACAGCGGACGGTGAAATGCCGGTCAGCGCAGAGGACGATGACGGCCGCGGCGACGATGCGCCAGGTCGAGGGGCGCGGAGGGATGGGGCCGACGGTGGCGGGCAGGCGGCTCATGCCGGCACCCCCACCGGTCGGAACCCGGAGCGGCGCAGCACGTCGACGAGGTTGCCCCCGCAGCGGTCAACGCGGTTGGCGTCCTGCGCGACCCACTGGCGGCGCAGCTCGTCCCGATGCACCCAGCCGCGCCAGTCGGGGTGACGCATCACCTCGCCGTCCGCAGTGAAGCCGATGCGGCGCAGGTACGCCGCTTCCATCTCGTGTGTCATCTCATCCTCCAGCTTCGGGCAGCGAACGCCACCCAGACAACGAACATCGCAGCGAGGCCCCACGCCCCGCCCACACGGTACGCCGTGGCGCCCCAAATCGCCCCGCTGAGGGCTCCGGCGACGCCGGCCGCATCCTCGGGGCGCCAGTCGCTCAGGGTCGCCACAGGTCCCCCTGCGTCGCTTGGGTGACGTGGGCAGACCAGTCGCGCTTGAGGCCGTCGGCAATGAGCGCACGAGCGGCGACCGACAGCGCCACACGGTGCTTGGTCGCGAGCACCTGGATGCGACGGTCGCACGCGCCGCACAACCGCACCCCGGTCCTCGGCAGCGGGCCGGCACCCTGCGCGGGGCGCCCGGTCTGGGTCGTGGCGCGGGACAACGCGAGCCCGTCGACCGCCAACGGCTCGGCGGCGAGGATGGCGGCGCGGAGCACCACGGGCATGCTCACGCCCTCAACCTCGGCAGCGGAGCGGACGTACCCGCGCGTGCCTCCGTCAAAGCGCACCATCATCCGGTGCGGGTGGGTGGGTGGACGGTACATCAGAGCTCCGCAATGTCGCGGAACAGGAAGCAGCTTGCGCCGACCTTGCGGCGGAGGCGCGCAACCTGCTTGTCGATGGCAGCCTCAGCGGCCTCGCGGGTCCGGTGACGCGACTGGACGCGCGAGTCGTCGCGCTCAACCAGCGGGTACTGGGACAGCGGCAGGCTGGACGTGTCGACGACGTAGAACATCGGTGCTCCTCTCCAGAGCTTCCGTCGCCCTGGTGGAGACACCTTAACGCGGCGCCGTGCACCGTCATCACGCCGAGACATTCCGTGACACGCGGGGAGGCGCGACCACAGGACCCGCCATCGGCTCGACCTCGATGGTGGTGCTCGGCTCCTCGCCTTTGGCGCAGCGCATCCGCACGACCAGCAGCCCGGCTACCTGGGTGTCGTCCTCCCACAGGCCGGCCTTGGTCCCGGCGTCCATGACCAGCTTGGCCACGTTGTCGACGTCCGGCCGTGCAGTGACCGAGTAGCGGCCCTCGGGCCACCGGGGCCCGCGCTCGACCAGCGGACGGGCGACGCAAAGCAGCACGTCCACCCGGACGCAGCCCGGGCGCGGGATGCGCTCCCAGCCACAGGCAACGGCGGCATCTCGAAGCAGGCGCGTCAGGTCGCGCTCGGCCTTCTCGTGCTCGTGCGGCATGTGAATGCGGGCGTGCTTGCCGATGATCGCCGCCCGGGGGCGCGAGGCACCCCGGATGGCGTAGGGGACGCAGAGGGTGAGCCTCACTCGCCCGCCTCGATGACCTTCGAGTCACCGAACAGCAACCCCTGCGCCCCCGCCGGGTAGTGGCGCTGGAGCATGTCGACGAGGACGCGGCTGCTTGCCACCTTCGCGAGCGCCGCGGCGTTCGCCTTCGTCTCGGCAAGCCCGTGGCGCTGGATGACGTGGGAGAACCCGGAGAAGTCCGGGCGCCTGATGTGCGCCTCGCGCTCGCCGGTCCACCCGCACTGCGCCGCCATGTGGGCGAGGCCCCGCGCGCGCTCGGCCTCGTCAGCGAGGAGCCACCACGGCAGGCTAATGGACCAGCGCCACCAGGCCGAGGTACCGGAGCGCGCCCACTCATCGCGGCCGACGAGGGCGACCCTCCCCGGCTGGACAGCATCGCCGATGACGACGGCGCGCACCGTCCACTCCGCGGCAATGCACCGGGTGACGCCAGCGTCGTGGAGTTGGCAGCCGGTCGACGTGGCCGAGGCCTCGGGCAGCGTGTCGAGGTAGCCGACCACGGGACGCGGCAGCCCCTTGGGGCCGGGCTCGCTGGCGCATGCGAGGCCGAGGTCGACGAGCTCGCCGCTCAGGTCAGCATCTGGACGCTGGTCCTCGCACTCGGGCAGCATCCCGACCATCATCAGGCCCGGCAAGCCCTCCTCGCGGCGCCACTTGGCTAGGTCCTTGGCGAGCGCGCGGACGTGCTTGGGGTCGGTTGCATCTGTTGGCTCAATCGTATCTTTTGGCATGCTCATCCTCCAAGCTGCGCCTTCGCGCGTTTGTACGTCACGACCCCGTCCACCTCGGACGCGGTCAGGTAGCCAGCCGCCACCAGCCGGCGCAGCGAGCGAATCGCGTAGAGCGTGGCCTTCGATTTTCCACCCGGCTCCTCGATACTTCCGCGCGTCGGCATCGCCGTCAGCCGCGCCAGGTCGCCCGACCCGAGGTCCCGACAGCGGACGTGCGCCCGAAGGTCGCCGGACGCCAGGTGCTGGCCGGATGCGATGGGCTTGTGGCACAGCGCGCAGGTGGGGCGAGCATCGGTGTGCGATTGCGTGGGGCGCCAGTCTTGGCGGACGTGGGTCAGGTCGAGGCTGTCGATCGCCGACCGGGCGTGACCGGCGCGACCCTCGACGTGCATCTGCGTCGGCTTGCGGCGCTCAGGTGGCGTCCGGGCCACGTCGAACGTGAGCGCCTCCGCTGGCCTAATGACGTTGACGCCGCGGCCAGCCAGCAGCCACGCGTTGACCGTGACCGAGCCCCAAGCGCGCTCCGGGTCGCGGGTGACGACGACGAGGCGGTCGTCTGAAGTGACGCGCGTCCGGGCGCGGGACAGCGCGGGGAGGCCGAGGGCGTCGGAGACGACGATCGCCTCTCGGTGGTCGAGGGCGTCGAGGAGGAGGTAGGCGGTCATCTCTCCACCAACGCGCGAGCAACGGCGCGCGCCTCGGACAGCGCCATGTTGTCGCGGACCCACCACCGGCCACCCTCGGGCGACTGGAGGCGGTGCCAGCCGTGGCCCACCTGGGCAGCGGCCAGCGTCATCAGCTCCGAGTTGTCCCGCAGCGCAAGCGCCTTGACGAGCCCCGCCACCGTCTTCTCGTTGGCGCCCGACTCTCCAGCTTCGATGCGCCGCAGAGCCTCGCGGCTGATGCCGGCGGCGGTCGCCAGCGCGACACGGATCATCCCCTTCGCCTCGCGCTCGCGGGTGATGAGGCTCCCGAAGGTCTCGCGGGGCGTCACGACTTCACCGCGACGCCAGCGCCTTTTTCGGAGGCCAGGAACGCCAGCACCTTCGCGCGTCCGGCGTCATCCATCGACGAGGGGCGCGGACGGCCGTTGGCCTCGCACCACTCGCCGAGGGCGGCATAGTCCCTGCCCATCTCCCCCAGCTTCGCGCAGAACGCAGCGCGGGCGCCGTTCCACGAGGCATGGTGCGCGGATTGGCGAGCCTGCTTCTCGGCGGCGCTCTCCCGCTTCGGTTGGGCGTCCGCCTCCGGGTCATCGCCGGTCGGAATGGCGAACGACTGGCGCAGCGCGTACTTGAGAGCGCCGGTCATCGCCTTATAATGCGCCTTGTCGCCGGGGTCCTGACCCGACCCGGGCGCGGTGACGTCCATCCACTCGCCGCTCTTGTGGGCGAGCCGGTAGGTGACGCGCAGGTCAATCAGCCGCTCGGCGCCGCCGTTCTTGGTCTTGACCTCGGCGATGGCCTCGACGACGTAGCCGACGAGGATGAACGCCAGCCCGTGCTCAGCGAGCAGAGGCTTGAGGGTCCACAGGATGTCAGCGTCACTGGCGTACTTGTACCGGTGAAACTGGTTGACGCCGCTCTTTTCGACGCCTCGGAAGCCGCCCATAACTGCGGCGACAGCGCCGATGAGCGCGCCGATTGACTCCGACTGTGCCATCTCATCCTCCAACCCAAGAGGTCAGCCCAGCGCCGCCCCTCGGGTGACTGTGGAGTAACACGGCAACGACTACGCGCCACTACTTTGCGCGCCGAACGTGACGGTAAGGCGACGGTCGAGCTTGCCCCGCAACTCCGCCCCGCTCTCCGTCCGGTGAAGCCACCCCAGCCCGGCGAGGTGAACGCGGCGGCAGGTAACGGCGTCGACGGTGGCGGCGGCGCCAGTGCGCGAGACGGCCTCGTCTCCGACGGCTACCGGGGCGAAGCGCACGCCGCCTCCGGCTCGTCGTCGCTGTCGTCGCTGTCGTCACTGTCCGGGCGCCACAACACCCCGTGGGCGTCAGCCATGGCGCCGCAGTGGTCGCAGACGTCGCCCTCGTGCATGACCCGGTCGGCGCAGGCCCAGCAGCCCTCCGTCATGGAGTCACCTCCAACCCCGCGAGGATGGCGTCCGCCTCGTCGAGCTTGGCGAGGTCCATCCGAATCTCCGCCAGCGTTCGCGCCAGCACCGTCCGGTAGTCGCTGACGACTCGGGCGCGCTCCTCCGGCTCGTCCCACTCGGCGTCATCGGCGTTGACCTGGAGGTCGTCGATGTGAGAGATGTAGGGCCGAATGCCTTCAACGATGCGGTGGACCTTCCGCAGTTCCACCATGTTCCGCCGCCACTCCTCGCGGGTCATGGCCGCACCCCCGTCAGCGCCTCGACGATGCGCTTGGCGGCTGCCACGTTGCCGCGGTCGTCGACCGTCCCCGACTGCACGCCCCACTCGATGGTGGGCTCAACGCGCCAAGAGACGCTGCTGTCGCTCGGGTCGGAGTCAAGCACGCTGCCCAGGAGCGTCTCGGGGATGACGAGGCGGTGCCCGTCTTCGCCTTCGACCCACTTGGCGCACGTCACCGGGCCGGAGCGCAGTTGCTCGGCAAGGGCGCGCGCCTTGTTCGCCTCGAAATTTGCGAACGTGCGCACGTCGGCGACCTCGGCGCGGAGCCGCTCCACCTCCGCCGCGACGTCAAGACGGTGCTCGTCCGCCGCTTTCGCCCTCGCCTGGAACTCGCTCGATCCGCGCTGAGCCTCTGCCAACTGCGCCCGGAGTGTGTCGTTGACCCGCCGCAGGTCGGCGCTCGTCTGCGCCTCCAGCGCCGCGGTCATCGAGGCCTCGCGCAGCTGCTCGGTCAGCCGCTCGACCTCCGCCGTGGCGCAGTTGGCGCGCGTCTCCCACTCGGCCGCGAGGTTTCCCAGCCTCTTGAGCTCGTTCGGCTCACCCATCGCTCACCTCCGAGCGCCCGATGTTCTCCAGCACCCGCACCTGAAGCGAGTCGGCAGGTCCGGCCAGCGCGCGGGCCACCGTGTCCATCCCGTGATGGTAGGCGCTCAGAAGCGCCGGGTCGCTCGCGTACCCGCCCAGGTAGTCCGTGCAGCCACGGGCAACGGCAGCGCAGCGCGCCCGCTCCTGTACCACCGACTCGCGCAACTGCGCTTCACTGTAGAGCGGCTCCACGCTGGCGCCCGAGTCCACCTCCAGAGCCTTCGAGAGCACTTCGTTGGCTACGTCCTCGCGCACCACGATCTTCCACGGCTGGCCGGACACCTTGACCATGTAGGCCACTGGCTCACCCATCGCTCACCTCCACCTCACCCCTATCCCGCGGTGGCGCGGCGTCAACCCTTGTGCTATGTACCGAAGCACAAGGAGGGTAGATGAACTGGACGCCCGAACGCATCAAGCAGCTCCGCGCCGAGACGGGGCACACTCAGCAGTCGCTCGCGACCACGCTGGGCATCAGCATCGAGACGGTGCGCGCGTGGGAGCAGAGCCGCAAGAAGCCGAGCGCGCTGGCCAGCCGTGCGCTGTCCGACTGGTCTGGGAAGCTCCCGGTCAAGGCGGGCGGGGTGGCGGCATGAGCACCATCACGGTGCCCGGAGACATCTTCGGGCTGCTGCGGCGCGGCTCTCCGGTGGTTTTCTACCCGGAAGACGTCCGGGGAATCACGATTGGGCTTGTGTCCCGCTCTGGCACGTCGAGAGCGGAGGTGGCGTACCTCAACCGGGGGAACCCGGCCGGGGCGCCTTTGCCGTTGGCTGAGGTTGCCCTTGACCTCACCGACGCCACCGGCAGGGCGCACGCCGCTTGGTGGCTGGCGTCGAAGATGCCGACCGGTCAGCGTCCGCACCACTCGCCCCTTGAAACGACGTCGTGGGTGTCAGGGTCCTTCGGTTGGCTGCTGACCAACATGCGTGAGGGTCATCGTGGCTGGCGGGGCTCGGCTGGCGGGTTGTCGGTGGGCACGATGCCCCAGGTGCTCCCGGCCCTCGCCGACCTCGACCCCAACGACGTCCGACTGCTCCCCGACGGCTCCCGGTGGGTCGATGCCGAGGCCCTCCGCCGCGTGGTGCTCCACGTTGCCGGGGTGACGCCATGAAGGCCGCCTTCCGCTACATCGCCATCCCCGAGGAAGCGCACCGCATCGCCGGTCCTCACCGCGTCATCCCGATGGACCTGTGGGCGCAGGCTCACGGCTCCCGGGGGCGCACCGTCCGCATCACCGAGCGCCAGTGGGAGCCCGAGGTGAGCCGCCGTCACGCGCGCACCGTGCTCTCCGACCTCGTGTCGGCGGGCCTGCTCCTCGTCGCTGAGCGTGGCGACCGGGGCTCCGTGTACCGCGTGGTGGACGCCTCGACAGGCTTGTTCGGTGAGGGCGTGTACCACAATGCGGACCACAATGCGGACCACAACTGTCCCGAGCCAACCAAGGAACCTGACACCAATGCGGACCGCATTGCGGACCACGCGCGCGTTGATCCTCGCGCACGCCCGACCATACCCTACCTTACCCTACCCTCAGACCAAGGTGAGTTGAGGGTAGAGACATCATCTACTGAAGAGACAGTTGTGCCTCTAGCGCACCCCCCGGCCGCGCCTCCGGCGCTGGGTCCGGCGGACCCGGCCACCGAGCCGGACTGGGATGCGCTGTTCAAGACCGTGCCCCTGACCTACGACGACGAGGCGACCGATGGCGAAGCATCCGGCGAAACCGCACTTGGCGAGAACCGCACGTCCTGGCCCTCGGGCAGCATGGGCACGGAGGCAGTGGAGGCTTGCGACCCGGAGAGCCATGCGGCGGGCGATGCCGCGACGGTGGCCGTGGCAGACTACGCTGTGGGCGATGCTGGAGGGATGGCGCCGGAGGTTCTGACCCCGGACGGCTGCCTCCCCCTGGGAAGCGCCACCCAACCGCCACCCGCCACCCGGAAGCGCAAGGCGCGCCCTGCCCCGGTCGGCGACGTGGAGACGCTGTGGGAGGCGTGGCGAGCGCACGGGACGGTGCGGGGCGAGCCCAACGACCACCGGCGGCGCGCGATGGAGCGGGTGTTGCGCGACTACCCACTGGCGGACGTGCTGGAGATGCTCGACGCGGCGCACACCGGCAGCACGGACAACTGGCGGTGGCTCCAAGGGGCGACGAGCCGGAGCGACGCGAAGTACCTCAAGCCGGAGAACCTGCTCCGCCCGTCGACAATCGCGGGCCGGATGGAGGACGCCGCCGAGTGGGTGGAGGCGGGGCGCCCCCGGCACCAGGTCGAGGAGACGCGCGCCGAGGCGAGGGCGGAGGCGGCCGCGCGCTCGCTGGCGACCCGAGCCACGATGGCCTGGGACAAGACGGTCGTCCCCCACATCGGCAGCCGGATGGACCGCCTCGAAGCGGTGATGGCGGCGTGGGGCGACTCTCCGAGAGCAGAGGAGGCGCGGCGCGCTGTCCTCGGAGGGCTGCGGGAGGCTCAAGGGCTGTCGGCCATCGGGATGGCGACGCAGTTCACCCGGCCAGCGTTGAAGCGCGCGTTCGTGCGCGGGTTCGCGGCGGCGCTGGGTGGGACGGTGAGCGAGGCTGAGCTGTTGGCGGTCGGGTGAATGTCACCGAATGTCGCAAAGCGATGACGGACAACGGCGCCGCGTTAGAGCACAGATGTCCGGCGGCGATGCCGGTTGGAGGATGAGATGCTCAAGATGGCGACCGCGTACTGGGACCGCTCCGACGTGAACAACGAGGGCTGGGCCTACCGCCTTCGGTTTGAGGGCGGAGAGCAGGAATCCGGCCCGATGGACACCAGCACGGACGCCAACGGCGAGGCGCTGGACGAGCTGCAGAAGCTCGTGACCAAGGCGGGCGGCGATTGGGACGCCGGCTCCTGGCGGTACCGCGACCACGAGGACGGTTCCTACGTCTGGACGGCGGAATGAGCCGCCCACCCCGCGAGAGCCCCAAGGCCCTCGACGCAGAGCGCGCCCTCCTCGGTGGCCTCATCGACAGCCCCGAGGGCCTCGCCGATGTCCTTGCGGTCGTCCCGCCCGAGGCGATGGCAGCGGCGCCTCACCGGATGCTGCTGTCGTTGCTCCGCTCGATGGCGCAAGAGCAGGCGCCCATTGACCTCGTGACGGTGGCGGAGCGCGTCCGGCCCACCGAGGGCGCCTACGGTGGCCTCGGCTACGTCCTCGACCTGCCGAGCCACTGTCCGGCAGCGGAGGCGGTGCCGCACTACGCCCGCCTTGTGGCGGCAGCGGCGCAGGGGCGGCGGTTGCTCGAGCTCGGGGAGGCCATCGCCGAGAGGGCCGGGACCGAGGCGCCCGGAGAGCTGGCAGCGTGGGCGGGTCAGCAGCTCGCGGCGCTCACCGGCGGCCAGGCGGGAGGCTGGCGTGACATCGGCGGCATCCTCAAGGGCGTCATGGCGGACGTGAGCGCGACCCGGCAGGGCAAGGGGCCGAGGGTCATCCCCACCGGCTACCCGGAGCTCGACCGGCGGATGGGCGGCGGGATGCGGGCGGGGCAGATGGGAGTCATCGCGGCGCGCCCCGGAATGGGGAAGACAGCGTTTGCGCTGTGCGTCGCCTTGAACGCCGTCAAGACGGGCCTCGGGGCGGTCGGCATCTTCTCGATGGAGATGGAGGCGGGCGAGTTGGGCGCGCGCGTGGCCGCCATCGAAGCGCGGGTGAGCGGCGCGGACCTGCTCCGCGGGCGGCTCCAGCACTCCGAGCTCGTGAGGGTCCAGCGCATCGCCGACGGCATGAACGGGCTGGACCTGTACATCGACGACGCGGGTGGGCTGCGGATGAGCGAGCTTGAGAGCCGCGTCCGTGCGTTGAAACTGCGCTGTCCAGACCTCGCGCTCATCGTGGTGGACTACATCGGGCTCATGAAGACCGAGGGCGCGAGTCGACAGGACGGCATCGCGGACATCAGCGGGCGCCTCAAGGCGCTGGCGAAGTCGGTGGGCGTCCCGGTGGTGGCGCTGTCGCAGTTGAATCGCAAGGTCGAGGAGCGCGACGTCAAGCGGCCGATGCTGTCCGACCTCCGGGACTCGGGCGCCATCGAGCAGGACGCCGATTGGGTCGTGATGCTGTACCGAGAAGCCTACTACTACCCGGACAAGCCAGGGCAGACGGATGAAGCCGAGGTCATCCTCGCGAAGTGCCGCGGCGGCTCGGTGGGAACGGTGCTCGCGGACTGGGACGGCCCGACGACGACGTACCGGCCGAGGGCTGACCCGGAGGGCGGGGACCCGATGGACGCGGGCGGGTCGCTGATCGACCAGGTGGGGCGGCCGGAAGGCAAGGTGCGCGAGTTCAAGCCGAGGGGCCGGTGATGGCGCGTCCAGAGAGAGCGGTTCGGCTGCGTGTCGTCCCCTGCGGCGTCTCGGAGGCGCGGCTTGGGGTCCGTCGGTGGCATCGGCACCTTGCGCCGCCTGTGGGCGCGATGGCGGCCTTTGCTGTTGAGGGCCCGGGGCGCTGGCCGGTCGGATACTGCCTCATCGGTCGGCCTGTGGCACGGGCGCTTCAAGAGCGTGGGTGGGTCGAGTTGACTCGGTCGGCGACCGACGGCACCCCGAACGCGACAAGCGCGCTCCTCGGTGCTGCCTCTCGGTGGGCGCGGGAGAAGGGCGCCCCCATCGTGACGTACACCCTCGCGTGCGAGAGCGGCGCGAGCCTGCGGGGCGCGGGGTGGGTGTGCGTCGGGAGCGTCCGCGCAGCTCAGTGGACGTGTGCGTCGCGGCCTCGGCGGTTGAGGTCGGGCGTGGTCGCCGGGGAGAAACTTCGGTGGATGCCGGCATGGTGCGCGAGCCAGTGGGTGGGCCGGTGATGGCCGCCTATTACAACGAAATCGACGCCGGAGCGGCGCAATGGCTCCGCAACCTCATCGCCGCCGGGCTCATCGCGCCGGGCGACGTCGACGAACGGAGCATCTCCGATGTTCGAGCAGATGACCTTGTGGGGTACAGCCAGTGTCACTTCTTCGCCGGCATCGGAGGGTGGAGCTACGCTTTGCGGCTCGCCGGATGGCCTGACGACCGACCCGTGTGGACCGGCTCGTGTCCCTGCCAGCCGTTCAGCAGCGCGGGACGAGGCGGAGGGTTCGCAGACGAGCGGCACCTGTGGCCCGAGTTCTTCCGCCTCATCCGCGAGTGCAGACCTCCAGTCGTCTTTGGCGAACAGGTTGCGTTCGAGGCTGGATGGACGTGGTTCGCCTCTGTACGCGCTGACGTGGAGGGAGGTGGCTACGCCGGGGCAGCCGTCGAGCTCTGCGCTGCGGGCGTCGGCGCTCCCCACGCACGACAGCGGCTGTACTGGGTGGCCGACCGTCCACGCGAGGGACTGGAAGGATACGCCGGGCATGTCGGTGACCTCGACGAACCCGGATGGCTCGGAGCGTGTGCGCCTCGACCGCGTGACGATGCTGGTTTTTGGAGCCGCGTGGCCCCGATGCTCTGCCGTGACGGGCGAAGCCGACCTGTACCGGTGGCTGATGGGCTACCCGCCGGAATGGCTGGAGGCGTGCGGGGTGACGCCTCAACTTACGCTCGCGAGCGCGCTTCGGTCGTAAGGAACGACGCGCTCCGGGGCATGGGTAACGCTATCGTCCCGCAGGTGGCGGCGGCGTTCGTCGGTGCCTGGCTGGAGGAACGATGCAGCGGTGGCGAGTCGAGGTGACGTGGCAGGGCTGGGTGTACGTCGAGGCGCCCGCGGCGGGCGGCTGCGGTGAGGTGGGCGCCGCGCGTCCGGGCCGTGGAGGATGAGTCTGCGGCGGGACGGCGGGCCACGAGCAGGCGTCACCCGGAGGACAGGGCGGGTCAAGCGTCACGGATTGTCGCCAGGCGATGACGGTGAACGGCGTCGGGTTAGTGGAGAGCACCACCACGGAGGATGAGATGCCGCACCGACTGACCCGAGTGACGACCCCCGACGGACGCACCGTCACCCGCCCTGACGCTTGGACCGTGCCGAGCCGCTCTGCGATGGCGGAGTGGCGCGAGGCCTGGGAGGAGGGCCAGCGCGAGGCCCGCCGGGTTGCCCGTGTCGCCGCCCGCAACGCAGCGAGGCGCTTGTGGATTGACCGGGACTGCCGGGAGCTGACCGCGGCTGGCTTCTGGGGTGCCGTGTGAGCGCCCTGGGGCGGGACCCGCTGACCGCCCCAGTGCGGGGCGACGTCATTAGCTACCGGGTGGCGGATACGGACTCGGTGTTTGTGGTGATGGTGGTTGGGGTTGGCGATGGTGGCGTCTACGTGGTTGGTACCGAGTTCCACGGCGACGAAGCTGAAGAAGTCGATTTCGGTCATCCGCTGAACGAGTGGTCCAACTGGACGGGGTTCTGCGAGATGACCGTCCTTCGTCGGGGTGACGCATGATGGGCCTGACGGTGGACCGCGCCGGGGCCGCTCGCGCCCTCGCGCTGGCTGGCGCTCGCCACTGGCCTGCGCACCTTGGGGAGCGTCCGTCGGTCGGCGTGGTCGCTGACCCGGAGCTGCGCTCGCGGCTGTCCGCGTGGGCGATGGCGACGCTGGCGCTCGTGGGGTGCGAGAGCGCCACCAACACCGACCGGGCGCAGGTGGAGGCCCTCGGAGCGGCGCAACGGGCGCCAGGAGCCGCCGAGACGGCGCTGGTGGGTCAGGACAGCGGGTCGGAGTCAAGCGGGCCAATAGGTGGCAATACGCGCGACGGTGAGCAGGCGCGGCCCGTGGTGTCGCCACAGAGCGAGGCGGTCAGCTCGACGCTGCTGATGTGGCTCGACGACGAGGTGCGGGCCGGCAGGGTCAGTAGGAGCGCCGCGGCGTGGCTTGGTGACGCGGTCATCGAGCGGACGCGGTTGGGGGTCGAGCGGTACGGCGTGCCGCTGATGTCGCACAATGGGCGGGACGCGTTGCGGGACCTCGCCGAAGAAGTGGTTGATGGCGTGCAGTACGCCACTCAAGCGCTGATGGAGAGCACCGACGTCGACGAGACGGCGTGGCTGTGGGCGGCGAGAGCCAAGCTCCTCGGCGCGGCGGCGGACCTCGAGCGCGTGAGGGGTGGGCGATGACGCAAGACGAGGCGCTGCGACGGGTCGAGGCCTGCACGATGCTCCTCGCGGGCGGGATGGCCGTTGCTACGGCGGTGGCTCACACCCGGGCGCCGCAGTTGGTGAGCTTCGGGACGAGGGCGAAGGAGCAGCGCGCGTGGGCTCTGATGGCGGGCGCGACGATGGCGGCGGTGCTGCCGGAGGTGGAGGATGACGGGTAGGCTCGGCTGTCCGGTGTGCGAGACCGACGAGGCGATCGACGTTGCCACCCTGACGCCCCGAGTAGCGCCGCGGGCGGGGTGCGCGACGCACGAGGGGGAGTGCCCGGCGTGCGGGTGGCCGCTGCTGGCGAGGCACTGCCCCGGAGCGGCGGGCGATGGGTGGGGCGAGTGGGCGCTGAGGAGCGCGTCGGCGGGCGATGTGAGGTGGGGCGAGGGTGAGGACGAGGGACAGGAGGTGCTGTGGTGAACGGCGAACAGTGGGCGGTGGCCCTGGTTATCTCGGGTGTTGCGTTCGTGGTGTTCCTGGCGGTGACGTCGCTCGTGGAGGAGGCACGGCCGGCGCCTGACCCGAGTTGCCCCATCGTCGGGAGTGTCGAGCTTCCGTGGTCGCGAGGGTCGTGGGACCTGCACCTGGAGTGCCGCCAGTGCGAGGGGCAGCCGTGGGTGTGTGGCCGATGACTCGCGAGGAGGTGTGGGCGTGGGCTGCGGAGCAAGAGGAAGTGCGCGGGACGAAGACCGGCGATGGCGTCATCCTGCTGTACCCGGGCTGTCGCACCGTGCTGGGCATCGGGTCCGGCGTGTGGGCCATGATGACGGACGAGGACGGCGTCCGCACCATCGTCGGAGAGGGGCGGTGGACGTGTCGGGCGGACTTGGACCGGGCGTTGACGGCGCTTTGGGTGTTCGGGTGAGGCACCTGTGACCGAAGCTGTCACACCCCATGTGACACCGAACGCGCGCGGGTAACCTGACCTCCCGCGCACCTGTGACCGGGAGTGTCACACTTGTCACACCCGAGTGTGACACCCGGTGTGACAGGCGGTATCCTCTCGACGGAGGTGAGCCGAATGGCCCTGGACGAGCGCCTGAGCGCCCTTGCGATGCTCCGCGCCTCAGCGGCTGGCGGGTCGACTCCGGCGTGGACGCAGGTCAGCCGCGAGACGGGCATCCACCGGACGCAGCTCCGGCGGTGGTGGGAGGCGGCGCAGAGCCAGCCCGAGGGCGAGCTCGTGGAGCGCGCCGCCGACAAGGTCGCTGGCGAGGTCGAGAAGACCATGCGCCAGTGGATTGCCCCATGCCAGCGAGGGTGGCGCGAGATGGTGGAGGCCGTCACCGACGAGAAGGCGGTGGAGTCGCTGAGGAAGCTCGCGCGCACCGACCTGGAGGCCGCCTCGCGGACGGTGATGCTCGTGGGCAAGATTCTGGAGGCTGCCCCGGTCATTGCGCGTCTCGGGGACGATGGGGCGCCGAAGGGCGGGACGGGGCGGCTGGACGAGGTGCGGAGGCTCCTCGAAGGCCACGCGGACGGGCGGGCGTTACTTGCGACCAGTGGAGGATGAGATGGCGTGGTGTGACTGCCCTTCGGGGCGTGCGATGGCAGCGGGAGACGGTAGCGCCTACCGGTGGTGGCGTGCGGCACACGCCGCCTACTGGCCGGGGATGCGAGCGAACCCCCACTCCTGTGGCGCTGACCGGGATGAGGTCGTCGCGGCCTACGACGCAGCCGAGGGGCGCGACATCGCGATGTGGGCGGACATCGAGCGCGCCGGCGCGGAGGGTCGCAAGCCCAAGCCTCGCGGCCTGTGGCGCCGCCTGCGGGACGCGGTGACGGACTGGCTTCGGGATGGGTGACCCCGTCCTGAGCGCCCCGTGGCCGGTCCTGCTCGCGAGCCTCCGGGGGCTCGACGACGAGACGGTCGACGAGGCGCTGCGCCATCGGTTCCGCTACGACCGGGCGGCGTTCGCGCGGGTGCTGTTCCCGCTGCGGGTGACGGGCTCGTGGTCGGCGTACCACCTCGACATGCTTGCGCGTCCGGCAGTGGCTTGGCACGAGCGTCGCGGGCAGACGCACCGGCTCGACGTCGCCCACCGAGGCGCGGCGAAGTCGACGCTGGCGACGTTCGTCGACCTCGTCCACGCGGTCGTCTACGGGCTCGACCGGTTCATCGCCATCGCGTCGGCTACCGACGACCTGTCGGCGGTGTTCGTGAAGAACCTCCACCGGGCGTTCACGGACCGCGTCGGTCTGCCGATGCTCCACGAGATGTACGGCCCCATCCGCGTCGTCGGCGGGATGACCGACTTCGTGGTCAGCGTCGACGGCCAGCCATCGTGCCGCATCGGCTCGTTCTCGGCGCGAGGCCCCATCCGAGGGCAGAACCACGAGGGGCAGCGTCCCACGCGCATCGTCTATGACGACATGGAGCACCCGGAGGACAGCCGGTCACCAGCTCGGCGGGAGTCGGCGTGGCGGTGGGTCGTCTCAGACGCGGGCGAGGCGGGCGACCCAACGTGCTGCCTGCACCAGTGGGTCGGTACGACGACGCACCGTGACGGGCCGGTGATGCGGGCGGCGCTGTCGCCGGCGTGGCGCTCGACGTCGTGGAAGGCGCTCCAGGCCTGGCCCGAGCGGATGGACCTGTGGGAGCAGTGCCGCAGGCTGTGGGCTGACCTCGCTGACCCGAACCGCATCGAGACGGCGCGCGCCTGGTACGAGGAGCGGCGCGAGGAGATGGACCGCGGGGCGTCGGTGCTCTGGCCGGAGCGGTATCCGCTGTTCGAGTTGATGTGCCGGTGGTGGGCATCGCCAGCCGCGTTCAGCGCGGAGATGCAGAACGACCCGAGGGACCCGGCGCGCTCGGTGTTCGACGTGACGGCTTTCGGCCGGTGCCGATGGGACGGCGCGGGGCAGGTCGTCACGTCGAAGGGTCGGACCATCGCGCTCTCGGACTGCGACCTCGCTGTGTGGCTCGACCCCATCCCGCCGAGCGAGACGGGCACCGACTTCGCGGCGCTCGCCACCGTTGCGAGGGAGCGCCGCACCGGTCAGCGGCTCGTTCTGTCGTGCGACATGCGCCGGCTCGCCCCGAGTCAGCAGCGGGCGGCGGTGTGGGCTGCGTTCGAGCGGTGGGGGACGCGCGCGCGGTACGGCTACGAGGACAACGCTTTCGCGGCGCTCTTCGGGGAGGACTTCAAGCGGGAGATGACGGAGCGCAAGGGCACCGCGAAGCCGTGGCAGTTGTCCATTCACGGCGTGCCGAGCACTGAGAACAAAATCGAGGTCATCTCCTCGGTTGAGCCCGCGGTCGTCAACGGCTGGCTGGAGTTCGACATCTCCTTGCCGCAAGCCGTCATCGACCAGTTCGCGGACATCCCGCACGGCGCGCACGATGACGGAGCGGACGCCATCGTCCGGGCTGACCGGCTCATCTGCGGCATGACTGCGCAGGTGGCGCGCCCGTGGTAGCCTTGCCCCGAGGGAATGCCCCATGACGCCGTTGACCATCTTCAACCCCATCCTCGGCACCACGACGGTTCAGACGAGCCTCGTCGCTCAGGCGAACCTCGACGACTTCGGGCACACCGAGTGGGTCCAGCGGTACGGGATGCGCCGGCTGGCCTACCTCATGGCGCCATATGGGGCGGGCGAGGTCGCCTATTACGGGCTGTTCACCGCGCGCGACCCATACAACAACGTCATCGCGTTCACCCGGCGCGTCAACGCGGATTTCAGGTTCATCGTCGAAAAGGACGTGGCCGCGGTCGTCGGCCCGCTGAGCTTGGAGGTCGTCCCCGCCGTGAAGCTCGTCTCCGAGGAGGCGGCTGTCATCCTCCAGGCGGAGGGAGAGGCCATCTGGCAGCGGTCGGGGCTGGATGGGTGGTGGGAGCGCGCCGTCCGCGACGCGGCCATCTGCGGCTCGATGTTCATGGAGGCGGTCAGGGACGGCGAGTCGACGCGCGTGGTCAGCTACCCGCCCGAGAACTGCGAGGCGGTCTACGACGACTACGGCACCCGCCTCGTGCGGCTGTGGGTCCGCATGACGGTGTACGAGGGCTCCGAGTCTCCCGACGCGGTGAACGTCCGCGACAACATCGGCAAGACCATCGCGCGGCGCATCGACTCCGAGCGCGTCGACGTGTGGATTGACGGAGTCAAGCAGCCCGACGGGGTGAACGGCGCGGGGCCGCACTTCTTCGGCGTGTGTCCGGCGGTGCATGTGCCTTGGGTGCCGTACAGCCAGCCGGAGCACGGGCTGGGGTCCGGCGAGGGCATCGACGCTGCGCTCGCGATGGCCGACTCACTCGCCAGCCAGATGGCGGCCATCGGGAACCGGCACGCAAACCCGATTCTGCTCGGGAAGGGCGTCGGGCTCCAGGGCATCGACTTGTTTAAGCTCGGCCGGTCCATCCAGTTCGACGGCGACGGCGAAGTCTCGTACCTCGAAGCCAACCTCCAGGGCGTGACGGCGCTCCTTGACCAAGCGAATACGGTCATGGCGAACGTGCGCGCCACGAACCCGCAGTTCGCGCTGTACTCGGCGGGCGCCAACGCTTCCGGGGAGGCGCTGCGCACCCTCGGCGCCGGCTACGTCTCCTACATCGAGGCCATCCGTCGGCGCGTCCACGGCGCTCTCGCGCTGGTCACCGCCTACGCCCGGTCGATGGCGGCGGGTGAGACGTGGCGGGCGGACCGGGCGGTCTACCGGGTGGCGGCTCCCCCGGTCTTGCCGGCGGACGTGGCGACCGAGACCGAGCGCGCCAAGATGCTCGTCGCTGAGGGGCTGATGACCCGGGCGGACGCCATCCGGCACCTTCAACGGCTGGGCGTGGTCGACCCGGAGCAGAGCCCCGTGGAGTACGCGGCGCGCATCGCCACCGAGCAGGCCGAGCTCGACGCCGCAGCGATGGACCGGATGGCGGCGCTGCGGGTCTCGGGTGCGGTCATCGCCGACGAGACGGACCCGGAGCGGGTCGCGCAGGACCTCGACGCCATCGCGCAGGCCATCGCCGAGGGCGACACCGCGGCGGCGCTTGAGGAGCTCGCTGCGCTCCGCGAGGTGATGGGGCGCGGTCGTGGCTGAGTCGTACGCCCCACCGCTGGCGGTCCGGCAGGCGGCGCGCCGCGGCCTCGCGCTGCGGGAGGAGCAGGCCCCGAGCAACCGAGGCGGGACGGCTGTCGGTGTCGCGCGCGCTCGGGACCTGTCCAACGGGCGACCAGTGAGCGTGTCGACGTTGCGGCGCATGTACTCGTTCTTCGCGAGGCACGAAGTCGACAAGCAGGGTGAGGGCTGGGGCGTCGACTCGAAGGGGTTCCAGGCGTGGCTCTTGTGGGGCGGCGACCCAGGGCGCGCGTGGGCGAGGCGCATCCTCGACCGGCTGGAGCGCGACGGATGACCGTTCGGAAAGTGCCGACTTGCCAAGCGGCAAGGAACGTGGCACCGTAGGGCAACACCAATCCCGGGCGTCTGGCGGGTATCCAGCGAAGGTGCGGCTTTATGGAAACCCAGAACGAAAGCGGTACGCAAGAAGCGGGAACGGTCGAAGCGACCACCACGGCCACCGACGACAAGGCGACGAAGGGCATCCTTGCTGACCTCCAGCGCGAGCGGGAGGCGGGGAAGGCGGCGAAGGCGGAGGCCGAGGCGTTGCGGGCGTGGCGAGCTGAACACGAGCCGAAGCTTGGCGAGCTCGATGCGCTCCGGGGCAAACTCGGGGAGTTCGAGACGCGCGAGGCGGCGCGGGTGGCGGCGAAGGTCGCGGAGAACGAAGCGGCGCTGGCTGCGTTGCCGGAGGAGTTGCGGGAATTGGTCCCGCCGGGTCTCGACCCGGAGGCGCTGAGCGCGCACCTCGGACGGCTGGCGAAGCGAGCGGCGAGCATCTCGACGGGAACGGTCGTGAGAGGCGGAAGCCTCCCGGGCGTGACGGCCGAGATGAAGGCGTGGTTTGAAAAGAATCGAGTTCCGGAAGCCTCGCGTAACGTCGAGTTCTATCACCAGTGCAACCCACCGAAGAAGTGAGGGCCGAATGGCTCAACTCGTCGATTCATACGGCTTCCGTGAGGGGCCGCGCAAGCTCGAATCCCTCCCGGTCGACAGCTCCACCAGCGCCATCCGCGCCGGGGACTTCCTGACCCAAGCGACCGCCGGATTCTACAAGCGGGCGGCCTCCGGGGACACCATCTACGCCATCGCGGCGGCGTCTCTGGACACCGCTCCGAGCGCCGATGGTGGCGCCTACATCCTGGCCGACGTCAGCAACGAGTCGGTCTACGAGTACCCGGCCGCGACCGGGACGCTCACCGCGGCCATGTCCGGCCAGAACTGTGACGCTGGCGGCCCCCGTGGCCTCGACGTCACCGCGGCGACCGACAAGGCGTTCTACATCATCTCGGTCGACCTCTCGACCGCCACGGCGCTCGTTCGCCTCAACCGCACTGCCGCTGGGGTGGTCTGATGCCTGACCTGAGCGTTTCCATCTCCGAGATCGACGCGGTCGTCAAGCAGGCCGCGCTCCCCATCATGCTCTCGGCGTACCGGGCCACTGACCCGTTCTACTCCCGGGTGTGCACGGTGGTCGACAACTCCCAGGCGTCGCACCCGTACCTCGGGCACCGCGCGCTGGACGTCATCGGCCCCGGGCAGTTCCAGGAGATTGAGCTGGGCCAGGAGCTTCCGGCCACCAACATGGGCAACGGCTACCCGCGCCAGGGCCGCATCCGCAAGATGGGCAGCAAGCTCGGACTCCCGAAGGAGTTCTTCTTCGCGTCGTCCTGGCAGGCGGACCTCATCGGGCGCGTTCGCGGCCTCGCGGACACCTGGGGCCGCAACGCCATGACCGGCAAGGACAAGTTCGTCGCGGGCATGCTCCTCGACGGCACCCTGTCCGCCGGCTCCATGACGTACTTCAACAACAGCTTCACGGGCTTCCCGGACTCGAACGCCGGCAAGACCTACGACGGGACGGCGTTGTTCGTGGCGTCGGGCAAGCCGATCCTCGGCGCGTCCACCACGTTCTCGAACCTCACCGTGAGCCGCTCGCTCTCCTCGGCCAACCTCCAGACCACGCTGACGACCGTCGAGTCGACCAACGCGGTTGACGAGCGCGGCGAGAAGATCGACGTCAGCGCGGAGTTCCTGGTGACCGGCAAGGACCTTGAGTTCACCGCCGACACCATCCTGAACTCGGCGCAGGTCGCGGGCTCCGCGAACAACGACGTCAACGTGCTGCGCGGCCGGCTCACCGCCGTCGCCACGCCGCACCTGACCACGGCGGGCGCCTGGTGGTTGTTGAACCGCCAGAACATCGTGGCCATCGACTCCGGCGAGCCCGTTATCGAAGTCGTGCAGGTCGGCGAACTCGTCGAGGTGCGCGCGGTGTACTACTTCGGCGCCTACGTTCAGGATTGGCGCGGCTCCTACGCCTGCAACAAGGCCGCTTCCTGATGACCATCGACGAGGCGCGCGAACTGGCGCACTGGCCGGGCCTCGGCTCGGCCCCGGAGTACCTGCGGGCGCTCCTCGTCGTCGTCATCGACATTCGCGACCGCTTGGAGGCCCCCGCGCCTCCGGTCGCGCCTGTCGTCGAGCCTGCTCCTGCTCCCGAGAAGCCGACCCGCAAGAAGGGGTGACCAGTGGCATTCACCTACGACATCTCGACGAACCGCGGGAAGGTCCGCTTCTACCTGTCGGACACGAACGAGGCGCAAGCCATGTTCACCGACGCCGAGGTCGACAACGCGCTGACCGTGGGTGGCGCAGTCTCCCCAGCGGTGTGCGTCTTGGCGCGCGCTCGCATCGCCTACCTGTCGCGTCGGCCTGACGAGTCGCTCCCTGACGGGCGGTCCATCTCGCGGGCGGGGCAGATTGAGGCGCTGCGGGAGCTTCTGGCGCAGCATGGAGGCTCCACGCCTTCGGTGGCGCCGACGCTCCCGCAAGCGGTATCCTCGTTCGGCGGCTACGTCGGGAGCGACCTGTATCAGCCCGAAAGCGAGCTCATCGTCCGCGGTCCTTGACGCGCTGACCTCCGTGGGGCACGATGCCGCATCGGAGGTTCTATGGCCGTTGGTGATGCTCTCGCAGTCGGTGCGTCCGACGCTTTCCGAGTCACGTCTGCGGGCGTGGCTACCGGCACCTTTTCGGGCGCCCTCACTGGCAACGTGACGGGCAACGTGACCGGCTCGGCGACATCGCTTGCCGCTGCTGGCCGGTTCATCTCGACCGAGCAGACCGGCACCGGCAGCGCGCAGAACGTGGCGCACGGCCTCGGCGTCATTCCCAGCGCGGTGCTCGTCTCGTTCACCGAGCTCCCCGCTGACCTCGCCGCCGGCGCGGACATCGCCGAGGGCACGCACACCACGACCAACATCGTGTTGACCGTGACCAGCGGCGTGAAGTTCAAGGTTCTCGCGCTCGTCTGAGGTGAACGTGCCGTCCTGCCCCGACCTCCGCAACGTCGTCATGCTCCGCCGCTCTGCCTCGACGGCGGTGGCGGCTCGCTTGTACGAGGGAACGTCGCTGGTCGACCTGACGAGCGGGACGCTCTCCGTCTACGACGAGACGGGCGCGCTGCACTCGACGCCCTCGGTGACCATCACCGCCGAGGTGGCGACGGCTTCGGTCACCCTGTCGACCGTGACCCCGGCTCGCGGGTGGCGCCTGGACTGGGTCCTCACCCCGGCGAGCGGCTCCGCCTACGCCTTCTCTCAGGCGGCGGTGGTGTCGCGCCTCGGGGCCGTCTGCCCGGTGACATCGGACGACGTCAAGAGCACGCACCCTGAGTTGTTCGCCGTCTACCCGAGCGGCCAGACCTCGTGGCAGACGCAGGTGGATGCGGCCTGGGCTGAGGTCCAGGCGACGCTCGTGCAGGCGAACTCCGTGACGGTCGACACCATCACCGATTCGACGGTGCTCTACCCGCTCGTCCTGCGGATGGCGCTGGTGAAGGCTTGCCGCATCGGTCGCGGTGGCGGCGGAAAGCTGGCGGACCTCGCCGCGACCTACGAGGCCGAGTACGCGGACCTGCTGCGGATGCTGACCGTCTCGGTCGACACCACCGGTGACGGCCTCGCCGACGAGCAAGCGAAGGCTGACGCGGCCACCTGGACCGTCGACGGGGCGGCCTGATGGCAGTCTCTCCGCTCTCCGACCGCTACCGCTCCACGCCGCTCATTGTCTCGGCGGGCCTGACCGTCGGGCAGACGCGCAGGCTCCGCGGAGACTCGGGGCTGTCGCGGCGTTTTAACCAGATTCTGCGCGCTGCGAGCCGGCAAATCACGCTGCGCATCCAGGCGGTTTCACCGGTTCGCACGGGCCTGTTCCGGCGCCGATGGACGGCCACGGTGGAGGGCGAGAGCGTCGCCCTGAGCAACAGCGTCCGCTACGCGCAGTACGTCCACCCGAAGGGCACCCCGAGGAGCCGCACCGTCGCCAACGTCGACGCGCCCCGCATCATCGCGGACGTCCAGGACCTCGTTGATCAAGAGGTGGCTGACCTGCTCGCGACCATCGTGCTCTACGAGGAGGTCGCCGCGCCTGTGACGCCGCGCGAAGTCTCCGAATACGAGAGCGCTAAGCGCAAGTTCGACGCGTGGGTCAACTCGGTGGCGCGCGTCTCTGGCGCCCGGATTCCGCTGTGAGCGCCCTCAGCGACTTCCGCGCCGCGGTCGTGACCCAGGTGGCGACCATCAGCGGCTATGGCGAGGCCCCCGGCGGCGACCCGGAGCAGATTCCCGAGCACTGGGCGGCGGGGTTCATCCTCGACACGCCATCGTGGACTGCGAGCGGCGACCGCAACGTGGTGGTGGCCTCGGGCACGATGACCATCTCCCTGTGGTACCGGCTCGACCAGTTGAGCAACGAGCAAGGCGACTGGATGAGCGCATGGGAAGCCGTCCGGGCCAAGCTCGAATCTGCCTCGTGGGCGGTGAGCGGCTCGGCCACTATCGTCGTCACTGGCTCGGCATCTCGGGTGGTCGCTGACCGCTTCGTCGGCGAGCTTTCGGCCGATTGGACCCTCACATATTCGCGGAGTTGAGTCATGGCAGAAACCAACCAGATGAAGGTGACGCGCAACCTCACCATCGGCTTCGGTGACGGGACGCGGTCGTACACCGTGGTCAACGACTCCGGCGCCATCACGTGGACGAACGGCGGCTATGACGTCGTGCGCGCTCGCGATTCCGCCGGCGACTTCACCGGACCGCCGCGGGCTGGTCAGGCGAACCCGTCGACCATCGAGATCGACGCGGCGATGTTCGGCGCCGGCGCCAACGCTTCCGAAGTCGCGCTCACCGACTTCGCGCACCTGAGCGGCCTGTTCTCGTCGACGTGGACGACCACCGAGAGCGGGTCGGATGCCGTGGTGAAGCCGTTCAACGTGACCATCACCATCGCCGCGGCTGGCGGTGTGGCCGGCGCGACCTACGTTTACAACGACTGCGTCGTGCGCCCCGGCTCGTCCGTCACCGGCGCTCGCGATGGCATCCGCGTCAAGGCGAGCCTGGAGAGCCCGCAGGCGTACGCGACCGTGGCGACGGTGGCCCCGTGAAGCCCGTCGCCCGTTCCATCGCCGAGGGGGCGCCATACTACCGCGTCACCCTGCCGTCGGGTCGGGCGACGGTCATCCGGTCGTGGCGCGCCAGTCACAGCCAGCGGATGCTCGGGCTCGTGGGGCAACTCGCCGACCAGGCGCGCGCCGCACAGCAGCGGACCCGCGACCTCTCCGCCGAGCTTGAGGCACTCGCCGAGGCTGCGCAGCTCGAACAGGTCGAGGCGCTGACCACGCGCATCGTCGCCGAGGCGCAGAGCGCGGCGCAGTACGCCGAGGCGTCGGCCGGTCACGCCATCGGCGCGGTGTGGTGTGACCCATCGTCGGCGCTGGAGAGCTGGGACGACCCGGCGCATATCGGGAACCCGGTGGGGCTCGGCTGCTCGGTGGTCGCAGAGCTCGACGAAGCGGCTTGGTCGGTCGCGGACATCATGCGGCTTGCGGCGGCGGCTCGCGTCGTCCTGCTCGGCGCGTCCCTGCCCGACCTCCAAGCGCGTATCGACGCCCTGGGAGCGGACTCGGAGAGCGCCGAGACGACCGCGGCCCGGCTCGCGGCTGAGAAGCGCGCGCGCGTCGAGTCGGCTGCGTCCGAACTCGCGGATTTCTCCGAGGCCCCGCAGGGATAGTCGACCTGGCCTGCCTCGACATCGAGGTACGGCGCGCCTCCTGGCTCCAGGCGCGCGGGGCGAGCAGATGGCATGAGCTGAGCGAGGCTGACCAGACGGACGCCCTCGCGTGGTGGCTGGCAACGCGGAGGCCCTGATGGCGATTCTTCGGATTGATGGCGATTCGAGCGGCGCAGAGAAGGCCATCGAGGATGCCGCTCGCGCCCTTGAGGAGTTGAACCTCCAGGCCAAACGCACGAAGATTGCCCCGGACAGCGCCGGCGTGAAGCGGCTGGAGGGTGACGTCCGCTCGCTGGAGGCCGCTGGGCGCATCCTCGGCGGCCGGATGGGCGAGATTACCGGCATCCTTGGCGACTTCAACGACATCGCGCAGGCGGGCATCTCGCCGATGGGCCTCATGGCGGGCGCCATCGCAGGCATCGGTGTCGCCGCCGTGGGCACGGTCGCCGGAATGGTGGCGCTGACCCGCAACGCAATCGAGTTGAACCGAGAGACTGGCGTTGTCGACCAGCGACTCAACGAGGCTGCTATCGCGATGGCGGCGGTGTCCGACAGCGCGACGCAGCTTGCCATTGAGGTCGGGAGCGCCACGGCTCCGGCCGTGACCGAGTTGTCGTATGCGCTGATTGGGCTGACCGAGGCGAGCCTGGACGCTGCGAAGTCGATGGGGACAGGCGCCTCCGAGGGGCTGGGCTTCGCTCTCGGGAAGACGCTCGACGTCATGCGTCAGAAGAACGTGGCGGTGGCGCTCCTCGCTGGCGGCCTCGACATGCTCGCCGAGCGCGGGAGAGAAGCCGCGGCGGCGGTGGGTGGCATCACCAACCCGAACGACACGCTGACCGGCACGGCGATGATGCAGGCCCTTGGCCTCGTCGCGACGAACGAGGAGGAGAAAGCCTACTTTGCCGAGCGAGAGCAGCGGCAGAAGGATGCCGCTGCTGAACGCGAGCGTGAGCGAGAGAAGGCTCTCCGCGCCGAGATTGAGCAGCGCACCCGCGAGGCTCAGGAGTTCGCCGCGGGCGCCGAGCAGTATCGGCAGGTGTGGCGCGAGGCATACAAGGGGCGGCTCGCCGACGCGGACGCTCTGTGGGAGGCGCAGCAGCAGGACAGCGCCGACGCGATCGCGCTCATCTCCGCCGAGTCGAAAGCATCGGATGAGGCGTGGGGTGAGCAGCAGGACAGGCTCGCGCAGGAGGCAGAAGCGGCCAAAGACCTCGCCAACAAGTGGGCGCAGTCGTACGCGATGCAGCGCGACGCGGCGCAGACCTCGGCGGATGCTGCGATCGAACTGCTCGGCACACTGCTTGGTGAGTCGAAGGAAGCCGCCATTCTCATGCTGGCGCTACGAAAAGCTCAGGCAATCGCCGAGATCGTCATCAACACTCAGGTTGCGTCGTCAGCCGCGCTCGCTCTTGGTCCTGCCGCGCCTCCAGCCATCGCCGCCATCCAAGCCGCAGGGGTGGCGCAAATCGCCACCGTCGCAGCGACCGGCATCGCCGAGGGCATCGGAATCGCCGCCTCCGGCCAGCAAGGCGCGCAGAACCAGACGTTCAACCTCGTGGTCGACTCCCGCGCGGTTCGCGGCGGCGTTCGCCAGCACGGCACCGCCGGGCGTCGTCCCGCTGGTCAGCGTTGAAGGAACGGCGCGCGCCGTTCGTCAGGCTCCCGGAGGATGACCCATGCGCTACCTGCTCGCTCTGACCCTCGCCGCCTGCTCTGCCGAGGAATCGGCTTGCGACCAATTCTTCGCGGTCGGCTACGACCACGGATACGACCTCGGCTCGCGCTGCCTGCCGATGGACGCGTGGGACACGGAGACGACGTGCGCCTCGTCCGCGCTGCCCGATGGCGCCTGTGAGGACTGCCACGATGACGGGCTCTCCGAGGGGTTCGCCGACGCGCTCGCGTTGTGCCGTTGACCCGCCGGGGGTAGGATGCTCGCGAGGTGCCGATGGCGAGCAACGTGACCGCATCCGGGCAGGCGTTCCAGGGGTTCATCGTCCCCGAATCGGGCCTCTCGTTCGCCTACTCCGGCACCACCGCTAACCTCGAATGGGCCGCACCGACCGTGGCGAGCGGCACCGCTGACGGATTCCTGCCGGTGCCTTCGGGCGTCCCTGACCTCGCGTCGGGCGACGAGGTGTACCTGTACCCGGTGCGCGCCGGTGCTCCGGGTCCCGACGGCTGCGCCTACATGTGGAGCGAGGCGGCCACCTACTCGGCAGCGGTGAGCGCGGGCCTGTGGCGCGGGTGGGACTCGCCGACCATGCTTCGGTACTCCTATGGGCTGTCGGGGACCGGCGTCCTCGTGGATGGCCCCTGTGTCGTAGCCAAGAGCGACGGGACCGCCGCGGCCTTCTGGTCTTCCGACGCAGGCAGCACGGTTTCGCTCGGGTATGCCACGTTCAACGGGACGACGTGGACCATCCAGAGCGCGCTTGACTCCCGGCCGGACTCGGGCGGGGTGGCCGGCGCCTACTGGCCCGCCGCGGTCGCGCTGCCTGACGACACCGTGGTCATCTTCTACTTGACGTCGGACGTCACCAACACCGTTCAAGTCACGATGCTGTCGACCGGCGGCATGGGCGCGAATCGTGTCCTGCCCTCGGCGCTCTCGGTGCCATACGGGATAACCGGGATGCGTGCCGCGTATTCGCAAGGTCAAATCGTCCTGTTCATCACGCAGCTTGACGTCTCGTCCTCGCCGACCGTCAGCCAGTACGCCAGCGGCGACGGCGGCCAGTCGTTTTCCCTCGTCGAGACGTGGACCGCGAGCCGGCACCTCGTCTCGGTGGCCGCGACGCCGACCGGCTTCGTGGCGCTCCTCGACCGCGAGGTATCCGCCGGCTCGTGGCGCCCGGAAGTGCGGCGCCTCGGGTCCGCCTACAGCCCGCTGTCTGGCGCGAGCGCCACCGCGCTGTTCGACGGCGACCGTGCAGGATCTGGGCCTGACTCGGCGATGCTCCTCGCCTACGACCCAGTTGGCGCGCTGCACGTCCTTCGGCAAGCGAGCGACCCAACCGCGGACGCCCCCAACCAGGCGGTGAGTATCGACGGTGGCGTGTCGTGGAAGGAGTACGGCGGCGGGGTGCGGTCAGCGGTCGGCAACCGCGGGTGGTACGCCGGGCGCGTCGAGCGCATCATGGCTTCGGGTCATGCCTGCTGGGCGGGCGACCGGATGATCGCCATCGTCAAGGACAACGGCGGGACCTCCGGCACGACCTGCGCGCTGCACTACGGCGGCGCCGCGATGCGCCCGATGCCGGCGGGGTGTTGGGACCAGGGCGAGAGCGCGCCGACCTACATCGGGCGGATGGGCTGGTCGCTGTCCTACCTCCCGCTGGGGGCTGAGCCTCCGGGTGACGTTGGCTGGACCACTACCGACAGTGGCACGATTGCCCGCACCTACGGGTACTCCGCTGGCGCGTCCCCGAACCTCACGGAGACGTTCGACGCGACCGACACGACCGAACACCGCCACACCATGGACAACGATGGCGGAGAAGTCGTGGTTCGTGCGGTCATCACCGGCAACGGTGACGCAGAGGTCAGGGTGCTGGCTGTCTCCGACGGAACCGCAAAGTACCGCATCGAGGTCCGCTACGACACCGGCTCGGGCGTCTGGTCCTGGCGCGACCCGGGAGCGGGCTCCTCGTGGACCACGCTCGGCACATCCTCGGCAGCGACCGATGCGCACGAGGTCATCGTGTCGGCGTCCTCCCTGAGCGGCAAGGGGTACGCGCTCGTTCGGAAGTGGGCAGACTCGCACAGTTTCGACGGAGCGAACGTGTTCACGACCGGTGTCGTGACACTGACGTCGGCCAGCACCTCCGGCGACTCAGGCGCCTACTACATCGTCGACACCGTCTCGACGGGCTCGGTGGTCAACCTGTACGCCCTCGACTGCGCCTTCACGTCGCTCACGGCGGCGTTCACCGCGTCCAGCGCGCTCCCCGGGTTCGCCGGCCGCCCGCTGTCCTCGGAGGTCGCCACCTACATCGGCGCGGGGTTGAGTCTCCAGGCGACCGACGCGCTGCTCCGCGGCTCGGCTCGACTGTCCTGCGCCCCTGCCTCCTCGACCGGCGCGCCGAATCTCGACCCCGTTTCGGTGCCGACTCCGCAGCGGTACTTCGGCACGAATGACAGCGGGTACACCTCGACAATTACCATCACCCGGACGGAGACGTACCGGACCGGGTGGGACTCCGACCTCTACGGCCTGCACTTCGAAGGCATCGACGGGTTCGAGTCTCTGAGCATCGAGCTCTACGATGACAACGCAGCCGCTTGGCGTTCGCTCGGGACCTTCTTCGCCTCGTCGGAGTCGCTGAACTGGTCGCGCCGCGGAACGACCTTCGCGCCGCGGGAGTCGAGCAGCGCCGGCAACGCGCTTTGGCTCGACCGCAACGAACTGGTCAACGGCTCGCTGCGCATCGGCTCGGACTTCGCGTACCCCATCGCCGAGAACTCGTCGGGCACCTGGGTGGCGGGCTCGACCATCGCCGAGCGGCGCCCGTTCGTTCGCATCGACACCGGCGGCGAGTACGACGAGTTGACCGGGTACGCGACGAGCGGCACCGGCGCCTATATCCGGTACCCGAGTATGACCGTGCTCTTTCAGCCCGCCGTGGTTGCGGCTGCGGTGTCCGGGCTCGTGACCGGGTTCTCGCAGGTGCGCATCACGGTGGCGGTGAACGGGGCATCGACCGATGGCGCGCCGTGGACCGGCTCCTCGCCGAGCCGCATCATCCGCAAGGTGGCGATGGGTCCGGTCGTGGTCATGCCCCGCGAACTCACCCGGGCACAGGCGCTCACCGAGGAGCCCCGCACCGAACGCGTCACCTACCCGGATGGCGACATCACCGTGACCCGCCGAGGCCCGCGCTCCTCGCGCATCGAACTGGCGTACAACCACAGCCACGCGCCGATGCGCTACGACCGATGGGGAGCGGCGGCCACAGCGCCCGGCTACCTCCAAGCGAGCGGGAGCGGCGCGCGTCCGCTGGCGACCGCCGAAGACGTCGTGGGTGTGCTCCGCGGCCTCTGGACCGACGCTGACGACGGCGCGAAGCCGCTGGTATGGGTGCCCTACATCGCGTCGAGCGCGTCGACGTGGACGCTGACCGGGCAGGGTGCGGGCGTGTACGGCCTCGTCTCCGGCAGCTACCAGCGTCGAAACGCCGTCGGGCGCCCGAACTTCGCGGCCGAGGGCACGGTTGAGGCGTTCACCTTCGAGCGGCTGACGTGGGAGCGCGAATGAGGTTCGACGCCGCTTGGAGCTACGCGGGCAGGACTGGCACCGTCCGCGACATCGACGTCACCTGGACGGAGCGCTGGAGCCTCGGAGGCGCGTCCGACCTCCGGCGCGTCACCGTGTCGCTGCCCATCCCGGCAGACATCAACGTGCCGGCGCTCGTGGCGGCGGGCATCCCCCTGACGACGATGGTGGTGACCATCTCCGCCGGCGGGCGCGAGCTTCTGAGCGGCAACCTCCGGGCGTCGTCCTACGGGCAGGCCGGCGAGCCCGTCGAAGGCGAGGTCGGCGACGACGAGCGCGAGGACCAGGCCATCATCCCCGCGCCGCTCCTCGTGGTCGACTCGGTGACGTGGCCGGACGCTCCGGCCGACTCGCTCCGCTCGCCCTACCCGTTCGTATTCGGGACCCCGGGCGTCTCGGGGACGCGGACCATTCCAGCCACCCCGGCGATCGTCGTCGACGCCACCGTGGGCGCCGAGTACCTGCTGGTTTCCGCGGGGCACGTGGCCGCCACGTCGGTCACCATCTGGGGTCCGCAGTACCCGGGCGCCGAACTGATGGCGGCGGTGTCGATGGGCGTCGAGTCGCGGCTCGATGGCCGCGGCCAGCCGGTGACGGTCGCGCCGGTCTACCTGTTCGGCCAGGTCGGCTACCCGGCGTGGTCCACGTCCGCCCGCTACTACGTCTCGTGGACCGGCGGAGAGGCTTTCCCCGGGCGCCTCGACAGGCTCGCGACCGCGCTCCTCGGGCAGTCCACCCTGGAAGTCGACGAGGTGGCGCAGGCTTCACAGGCGGCGGCGCTCTCGCGCTACCAGTGCGCTGGCTACGTCGATGCCGGGGTGGCGCCGAGCGAACTCCTCTCGCGCATCGTCGAGGCGCTCCCCGTGTCGATGCAGCGCAGCCCAGAGGGCATGTACCTGGCGGGCTGGGCGGCCGACATCGAAGACGCGCCCATCTCTCACGCCATCATCGTCGGGCAGGGCGCGCACCGCGACGGGCAGGTCCGCTACGTCGTCGACGACCCGACCGTCAGCGTGCGCCTGGAGTACGCCTACGACCTCCAGCGCGGCGCCTACTCGGCCGCTGCGGCTGTCGGTGCGGCGCAGACGTTGCGCGGCTCCAGAGGGCCAGGACGCGCGGCGGCGGTGGACGCTGGCCACGTCTACGACCCGGCGACCGCTGAGGCCGCCGCGCTGTCGATGCTGACCGGCTCGTCTCGATGGCGCGAGCTCGGACTGGTCGTCGACGAGGACCGCTACGGGTGGGGCGCAGACCGCGAGCTGCGCGTCGGGCAGGTGGTCGCCGTCACAGACGCCACCGTTTCGATCGCCGCCGAGCGCGCTCGCATCGTCGCCATCGAGCGCGACCGCGGCGGGATGCGCGTTACCCTGAGGCTGAGGGGCTGATGGCCGACTATCCGACCGTTCTCCTGTTCGACGGCCCCACCCGGCTCGGCACGTTGCGCGTCGACAACCCGACCACCGTGGGCCACGTCCTCACGGTGACCGGGACGTCGCCTCTCGCGGTCGCTTGGCAGGCGGGCGGCGGCGGTGGGGGCACCGACCACGCGGCGCTGTCCAACCTCGTGTGGACCTCGTCGGCGCACACCGGCACCGCGAACCGGGTTGCGGCGTTCGACGGCAGCGGCGCGGCGTCGTACCTCGCGGTGGGAACCGACCTCCAGGCCTACGACCTGCTCCTCACCAACATCGCCGCCCTGTCGATGGTGGCCGACCGGTACATTTACGGCACCGGGACCGACACGGTAGCGCTCGGGACCATCACCGCTTTTGCGAGGACCATCCTCGACGACGTCGACGCGGCGGCGGTGCGCACCACCATCGGCGCCGGCACCGGCTCGGGCGACGTCGTTGGTCCTGCGTCGGCAAACGACAACCACCTTGCGCGGTACGACGGGACGACCGGCAAGCTCCTGCAAGACAGCGCAGTCCACCTGACCGACACCGGCGCTTTGCGGCCTGCCACAACCGACGTCCAGCAGCTCGGCAACAAAGATTACATCTGGCAGGAAACATGGGCGCTCCAGTACACGATGGGCGTCCAGGCGGCGGTTCAAACTCCAAGCGGAGGGTGGACGACGTCGCAGGCGGCGTTCTGGACCATCACCGGAGGCGCGCCGAAACACACGTACAACGGCACCACCCGCGACCTGCTTCACAGCGGGACGGCCGTCACCATCGCCCAAGGCGGGACAGGGCAAACGACTGCAAGCGCTGCGTTCGACGCGTTGAAGCAGACCGGGACGACCACGTCTGCCGGCGTTTTCGAGGCGGCGACCCCGGCCGAGCAGTCCTCAACAACCGTTCTTACCTCCGACGACCACCGGCTCATCTACAGCTATCCGCCCGACAAATGCGGCTCGCGCACCTCGGCAGGCAACGCGGCGGGCAGCGGGACGGGGTTCCTCGAAGGCATCACCTACTTTGCGACGCCGGCCCGCAACTACATCGCCGGATTCGGCCACATCGACAGCAACACGTCGTCGACGTCGGCTGACCGCGGGTGGTACCTGACCCCGGCCACGAACAGCCACCTGACGTTCGCGAAGCTCGTCGGGTCGCGGGTGTCGGCAAAGTTCGCCGTTCCGAGCGACAACCTGCGCGGGTTCGTCGCGTTCACGGAAGCAGGCGCGCCGACTCTGGTGCCAGCCAACGCCGGCAACGTGCTGGAGGTCATCCGGCTGGGCGTCTATAACAACGTTTTCACGTGGTCAATCTCGGACGGCACCAACGAAACGACCGGGTCGCTGACCGCCGTCGGCCACACGGCCGGCACCGTCTACGAGTACGAAATCATCTGGACGTCGTCGAGCAGCGTCACGTTCAACATCTACAACGCGGACCGTTCGACCCTGCTCGAAACGACCACGCGCACCACTGGCATCCCGGCGAGCGGGTCGACAACCACCTGCTACATCGGCGTTTTCATCCGGACCGCGTCCACCACGCCGACCGTCTACTACGGCCTTGGGCGCCTACGGATTCCGTGACGCCTCGACGATGGCGCCGCCTTCCAGCCGGCGCTCCTCTTGGACGCCGTCCCGCTCGACGTTGATAACGACGACCTCGTCCTCGGCGCCCTCGCGCGCGGTACCAACGATCGTCCATCCGTCGATGACGTCGCCCAGCCGGAGCTCGTTGCTGTACATCTTCACGCGCACCTCCTGGCTTTGAGTAGCACGCTCGCTCCATTAGAGTGACCGACCCGCTCCATCGTGGTAGGGTCGCGCATGGAGGTACGATGCAACTCGGCATCATCCTGGACATCCAGCACGCCGGCCGAAAGTCGCGGCCTACCGACCTTGGTGCATCGGCCGACCTCGACGGCGACGGCGTCATCGAGCGCGACGAACACGAGGCGCGGCTCACCCCGCTCTACGCGATGGCGTGCCAGGCGCTCGCGCTGCGGGACGGCGTCAAGGTCCTTCGCATCGACGGCGGCGAGTACAGCGCGCGCCACCGGATGGCGGTGGACTTGGCGGCGTCCGACTCTGGGCGAAGGTGGCTTTACGTTGCGTGTCACTTGAACGCCGGGGGCGGCAACTACGGCCTCGTCATCGCCGACCAGCGGTCCACCCAGGGGCGCAACGCCGCTCGCGAGGTGGCGGAGGCGCTCGGCGAGTTGCCAGAGCTGCGCGCACCCAAGGGCCGCACCATCGCCGGGGTGACGGCAGCAGAGGGTTCCGACTGGCCCCGCGCGTGGGGCACCATCGCTGGCATCGGCGCACCCGGGACGCCGCGCAACATCGCGGGCATCTGCTTCGAGCCGTGCTTCATGGACACGCCGAGCCACCGCTCCCTGCTGACCGCCGAGGGCCCGACCCGCATCGGCGAGGCGCTCTACCGCGGCGCGGTCCGCTGGGCGGCGGCATGACCCGGGCCCTCCCCACCCTCGCGGCCCTCGTCCTCGTCGGCTGTTCCGTGGCCCTCGCGCAGACCTCCGTAGTCGCCGAGCCCATCCCCTGGGGCTCCGTCAGCGCAGGCGTCGGCGCGCTCCTCGCGGCCCTCGGTGCGCTTGCCAAGGTCGTCCACGACCTCCTCGCCAGTCTGCACCGCGCCCTCGGCGCCATCGACGCCCGGGCGACAGCGTTCGAGGCGACCGTCCGCGACGGCTTCGCCGGCGGCATCGCTCGCCTTGACCGCATCGAGGTGGAGCAACGGCGCTCGTCCGACTCGTCCATCCGCTGCGGGGAGCGCCTCCAGTCAATTGAGCACGAAGTCGAGGCTATCCACGGGCGACTTGACGCGACGGCGGCGCCGCGCAAGGCAAAGCCGCAGGCGTAGGTTGCGCCGGAGTCTGCGGCGTGCGATGGCCCCACATACGGTCCGCCCCGGCGGGCACGGAGGGTTCCAAACCCACCGGCGCTTGGCTCGACACCAAGGGACCGTGCTCCAAGAAATGGCCGGACGGGCCGAGGGTCAGCAGCCCTTGCTCGCGATGCACCGTGTTGATGAGTACGGTGCAGAGCTTCCCGCGCAGGAGGCTCACGCGGTTATCGCGCTCCCGTCCGGCTCTATTCCAGGCCTGAGTGGCTACTCAGGGACATTGGCTCCGCCCTGCGCAATCCCAGTGGCCATCGCGATTGGCGCATGCTGGATGCGGTCGCGGAAGATGCGCATCTTGAGCGACTCCAAGCCGCCCATCAGCAGGTAGGGCGCGGCGCCACCGTCCAACTCGTGGATGCACCCCGCGTCGTCGATGATGACGCACGCGATGGCGCGGCAGCCGTCAGTCTCGGCGGTCGTCTGGATGGCGGCCAGCAGTTCCGCGATGGTCATGTCCTTCAAGAGCACCTCCAGTGTGCGCGTACCCCGCCAGGTAGACCTCGGCGAACGCCTCCGGGTCGGTCGCCAGCAGGCACCCCGGGCAGATGCCGTGCGAGACGGGCGTAGTCCCCGGGCGCCAAGTGGTGCGGCAGTAGATGCAGACGAGAGCGGGCATGGTGGCCTCCGCTCTCCTCATCGGACGCGCGCGCCTCGGGCTTTAGTCAGAAGTGACTATATTTAGAAGGGAATATCGTCTGCGTCGTCCTGGGCGCTTCCGCCGCCCCCGGAGTACCCGCCACCTCCGCCGCCCGAGTAGCCTCCGCCGGACGCGC